CATTGGAATATTATTTTTAGTAGCATCTTCATAAGAAATTACTCCTTCCATTCCATATTTTAAAATGTAGCTTTGTACTTTTGTCTCTGTTACTTCGTTGTAAGGGAAAGGTGCAAGTCTAGGTATTCCTTTTGTAGAAGAACCTGTACTGCCTGTAAGTTCAGAATTATTTTCTCGATAATAAGTTTCAATCCACGCGTTAGAACTATCTATCGTACATAATGTTTTAAGTTTATATTCAGCCAAAGCAACAGCCTTAACAGCACCATCGATATATTCTTTTCTTAATTCTGTCTGTCCTGTTGTGCTGTCTGTCATTATATTACTCTCCCTACTGCTACTCTAATCTTTTCCCAAGCTGAGCCAGTTTCTAGAGCCTTACCTACGCAAGCACCAGAAAGTAATTTAGCAATAGTACAAGGTACGACTAGATTAGCACCAGACATCATAAGCAAGTCTCCGATAAGACAAGCAGAAGAAGATAATTGGATATCTGCAATAACGTCAGTTATGCAATCAATATTAGTAGAACCATCAGAAGCGTCTTTATCCATTGAAGCAATACCTGCAAAAGCTCCACCAAGAACTGATGAACCAGAAGCTGTATTAGGATCAATTAAAGCAAGCAAATCGCCTTTAGAAATTGCAACACCAGAAGCACATTGATATCTTCTATGCATATTTGGACTTTCTAAAATTGTTGCGCCTGAAATTGCCATAGAATATACTAGTATCGGTTATTTATAAATGTTTCTACTTTGCACTTAGGTGAGCTTAGTTCTTACTTCTTTAACAAAAGGATTAAATTTATTAGAAAGCTCTGTATCTGCTGTGTAGAAGTCTGAGTTTAGCCAAGCCCAACCGAGAATAAAACATAAAATTCCGTAAGCTAAGCTAAAAAATATTATTCCTTTTACGTTAGGAATTGCAAAACCTAGAAGTATTAATGGATATTTTAAATAATTTAATAATCCAAATCCTACGTCAAAATATCTTTTTAATAAACATAAATAAAGTTTTGTTATAAATTTCATATTCCCTCTACTCCTGTTTCCATCATATAATCATCTTTCAATCCTAAGCCAATCACAGCCACAGCCCCTCTATGTAAAGGCAAAACTTGAGAAGTATTGTAGTCACCAATAGGTTTTAATCCAAATAATGTAGACATCTTTTTAGTTAACCAATTAAAAAATTTATATTCTGTTGGCTTTACTCCATCGTTTCCTCTAATCTTTCCGCCGTCCATTCCTAGAATAGTTGTGCATATTACGTCTTTTTGGTCTTTTGGAAAGCCTATCTCCCAGAGTTGTATTGGTCTAACAGAAAGCTGAATAAAAGTATCTTCCATCTTATCTTCTTTCTTTACTCTCCATTTGAAAGGTAGCCACTTGCCTGTAAGTTGGTTTATAAAATCGTCTACGTCTTTCTTAATTCCCTTAGTTGCTAGGTATAAGTGCATTTGGAATAAAACCCCCTATTTGATTATTATATTGAAATATTGCTTTTCTTACTAATTCCTCGTCGATAGAGACATTCACGAAGTACTTTGCGACCTTTAGACCTTCTTTTATTGTAGTTTTTACGCCTAGAGAAAATCCTACTGCGTAACCTATAAAACCGCCTATTAGAAAAATACATAACATTAAAGCAATTAGCTTAATTGTTGGTAACATCTTTTAAATCATTTATCCTTTTTACTACAACTTGCAAATACATCTCTGCCTGGTCTCCATCTATCCTACTTTGCTTCTGTATGTTCTCCCAGGCTTTCCTTGCTTGCTCTAATTCCTCAATACTCAATGTCATTTTATCAACCTCTCTATAGCCGAACCTTTAAAATAATTCTTTAAATCTTGTTTCTTCTGTACTTCTGGGTCTATTGGAACTGGAGCAGTTGTACCTGCATTAGAACGCCCAGACAAGATAGAACGTGATAAAACTTCTTCATTTCTTTTTAGAATTTCCTCAGCCCTTATATTAGCTTCTTCAATCCTTTTTGCTACTTGTTCGGCTTTCTCGAGCATATTAAGCTCTTGAACTTCTTTTTTATCGTTTTCCATAGTTTACTAACTAACTTAGTACTATTTAAATCTTTCGCTTTTTGCATAGTGTTGTTACAATATCACTTAATTTATCTAGGGCTTCTGTGTTACGTCCTATAATCTTTTCAGTTCTAAACATAAACCAGAAACATACAAATATAGGAAAACCGAAGTCTCTTAGAATTTGAATATATTCCTCTACCATTATATTAAACCTGCTATTTGCTGTGTGTTCTCAAAATTTACTTGTGCGCTCTTGCTAGGATTTGCTAAAGAAGTTAAGAATTGAGTTCTAAATGTAGGCTCTAATTCTAACCATGAATTTATATTTGCTAGATCTGTATTTGCTTGTCGTCTATCTGATCCAGTAAGTTTTAAACTACTTTCATAAATAACACTCTGAGCTAGTCTAATATTCTGCAAATTTCTAATATAACTCTCTATTGCTTGTTCCTGTGTGATCTTGCCCGCCTGGGCTAAACTAATAATATTCTTAAGTTGGGATTTATCAAAAGTAAACTCTGAATATTTTCCGCTCTCTATGTCTGCTCTATCTTGTTTTAATGATCCTGTAATAGAAGCATAACCCTCTAATCCACCGCCTAAAACTCCACCTACTAAAGCTCCTGCACCTGCTCCTATTGCTGTTCCTAAGCCAGGCACTACGCTACCTATTGTTCCACCTACGCTAGATCCTAACGCTGATCCTACTCCTGCGCCTTTTACTATTGCTCTTCCACCTGCTACAAGATTAGCTTTTGTAAGAGTTGGCTCATTTCCTGTATTTTGTAAGCTAGGAGCGTTCTCGATCATACTTGCAAATTCTGGGTTTAAAGGAGTTTCTACTGGAGAAGCTACGCCAGAGCCCGCAGTAGATCTAGGATTTACAGGGTTACCAGATACATTTGCAAATTCAGATCTAATTGATGGGCTTACTTGATTACCATCTTGATGAAATGTTTTATCTCCTACCATAATATCCATAGTTCCATCTGTATTGACTTTTACTTTTGTTCCTAGTGGGCTTGCTACTGGTGCAGATTTATTAGAAATATTTTTTATCTCGAAAGGTTGTGGAGTTCCTGTAAGATTAGGAGCTTGTAATAAATTAGTATTTGGTACTGGTGGAGCGTTAGGAGTAGGAGCTTGAATAACTGGCTTAGGCTTTTCTTCTAATTGTATGGCTTCCTGTAAACCCCCTGCTTTATTCTTTGCTAGTTTTGAATTAAAAACACTAGTTGATGACTTAGCCATTATATCTTAGCCCCTGCATTTACGTCTTGAAGTTGAAAGCCACTAGTTCCATCTTTTGCTGTGTCTTGCTGTAAGTCTTGCATAAGAGACGTTGGCGGTACTAGTTTTATTTTTAAGTATAACTGAGCCCAGATCTGTTGTTCTAGATATCTTTGGTCTTTCTTAACAATATTCTCAAAAGCCATATAGATAACCTTGCTCTCGCTTTCAGTAGATCCCCCGCTTGATCCTGGTACTATCTGAGGAAGTCCAATAGTTCTATAAAACTTATTTCTAATATCTTCTCTCCAGGCTAAGATCATAGCACTAGGGTTGATCTGTACAACTTCAAAAGATACTGAATTTTCATCGTCGGGAATATAGATAGCTTCACCTTTATTTAATGCTGTGTCCATCTTTTTTATGAAAGCATTGATCTTAGTTTGATCATCTGTGCCTATCTTAAACATAACTAGCGGTCTAGCTTGCCTGTGCATAATTTGATTTGTATCAGTAAAAGTTGTATTTTCTGCGTCGATGGTTGCTTGTAAACTTTCTATGTCAGAAATTCCATGAATTTGCGAAGCAAGTTGATTATTTGATAAGTGGAATATTTCTTCTGGTTGGAATTTTATAGGTTTTTCTCCTTTAATCTTAGAGGTTTGTTCATAACGTTTAATTATACCTAGATCATCTACTACTATTTTAATCGTACTTGGATCTAAAGGCTTTAAATTTATAATAGTCTTAGTTTTAGGATCTCTAACAATTTCTGCAAAACTATCCCCATTTACTCTTTTAATTATTTCCATATTAAAGAGGATATCATCAAAAGTTGATTTTCCCCAACCTTTTATACCCTCTAATAAAACTTGGGTCTCTGTATCAGCTGTGTAACCTTTTCCTACGTTCCAAATTGCTTTCATAAGAATAGCACTCTTTAAATCTGGTATAGCATTAAAGTAACCCCAATATTTTGTCCAGTTGGTACTTTGATAAGTTGTCTCTTTTTGATCTCCTGCGCTATCTAAACTTAATGGCTGAACCTCTACGTTCTCTACGTAGTTTTCCATATCTGAACTTGTAGCTTTTTCTATTTTGAATTGGGGCATATTTTTATTAGGTTATTGAATTTTATAAATCTATCTTAAATGGTATGTGGAAAGACATTCTAGTCCGTCCTGCTGTTTTTACTACACTTGATAGAGTATAAGCTGCATTTGTAGGATCGTGGAATATTACGCAGTTAGGATTACCTCCACCAGACGGGCTTAGCTTAGTATAAACTTTTAAATTAACTCTTAAGGTCTCTCCTAGCTTTATTATTGTATTTGGTATTGTGGTTTTTCCTACTAGATAAGCGTCTACTGCTGTGCCTGCATTTCCACCATTTAATTGAGCCAGGGTGGTAGTTGCTATATCTGTAACTGCTGAATTAACGTCTACTTTCTGATAAGTAACTATTGCGTATGCTTGATGATGGCTTTCTGCCGAGGTTGTGTGCATACCTATTGGGATAACTGCTGTTGCAGTTCCTTTTAAGACAACTTGATGATTAAATGTTGAGCTATCAAAATTAGTGTTCATTTTTAAAACGAAAGAAGTTTGATTTGTTGTTACGCTAGTAGCCCCCATAAATATTATAGCCCCACTTGTTGCAGGCGGTATGCTTTGTCTTGTCAAGGTATAAAGAGACGAACCAGAAATAGCATAACCATCGGCATAGAACTCAACAGAGCCAGAACCCTCTACAATATCTGTAAAATCATAAGTAGCAATAACATTCTCACCAGACTTTCTATAAACTACTGGAAGTGGCATTATGCTTCACTTAAAAAGTCTGTGTTTTGAGCTCTCCACAGAAGCTTTAAGTCCTCATTTATTCTATCTCTTAGAACATCTAGCATAGTCTGAGCTTCAAATCGTGAAGTATAACCGCTCATGTCGTATTGAATTGCATACATAGCACAAATATCAGAGCATACGTTTTGAAGTAATAACTTTTTATCTGCATTAAGACTAGAATAATTATCAATATAGTTTATCTTTGTTACGACGTTGATATAACATTCTGCTTCATTAATAAGTTGCGTCCACTTAGTATCTGCACTAGTTCCTGTGAAGTCTGAGCTTACGTTCTTGCCTGCTTTTAAAATACAAGCACCAGAAACGCAAAATGTAGTTGTCATTTGAAAGCTACCAAAATATTATTTAATGTTGAAATTTCTTTTGTTAAGTTGTTGATAAATTCAGCAATAGCGAACGCGTCATCACTTAAAATAACATTCTTACTAGAAAGATTAGAAAGCTTATCTGTTGTAGAGATATATTTACTCGATATTTCCATTATTTGAATAGGCGCACCATATATTTAAAACTTTGCACTCGTAGGCTAACCATAAAGCTCTGATTAAACCCTCTACAATATGACCATTTGTTGAAACTATGCGAATATCTGTCTTTTCTCTTTCTTTCTGATCTAGATCATAGAGAATAGATTTAAAAGAATTTATAATTTCGTCGTCTGCTAAGAATTGAACTAATCCTTGTTCCATTAGAGATAAACATAACATATACATTTCTACTTTTAGAAGCTTCTTGCTCTTTTCTCCATCTGCATCTAGTGGTCTGCTAGAATTGTTTAAGGCTTTAACTTTCTTCTTTGTCTCGGGCATATTAAGAAGTTCTGAAAATACTCCGAAACCTATTCCGCCATCGTCTACTCCTATTTTATGGATCTCGTGAAGTTCTGATAGTTCTTTGATCCTTTTTGAGATATCTGTGGTGTAAACTTTTTTTAAAATAATATTTTCTACTTGATAATATCTATCTTCTCTACTTTCTATGATCTCTATTGTAGTATCGTCATCTCCTATTCCGCCTATATCTGATCCTAGATAGAGCTTTGATCCTCTTTTTATGTTAGATCTCTTTAATATACAACATTTCTTTATTAACTCGTCGCTGAACACTCTACCTAGGGATAACATAGCCAATCCTAAATATTCTTGAGCATACTCTGCCTTAGTCATTCTAAGCTTTGCCTGGTCTAGTCTTATCTTTGCTTTTTCTCTTTGCTCTGCACCCCAAGTAGAACTTATGATCCTTTTATCTATAACTTCTTCAGAGTTTATTGCAAATCTTTTAAATGAATTGTAGGCATTATCTTTGTTTACCCAACAATCATAGAAGCGTCCTTGTGCGCCGTTTAGTGTGGATAGTAAGATAGTAGCACCGCCTGTTGTAAGTAGGGCAGGCTCTATTGCTACATAAACTTCATCGCTAACTCTGCTAGCTTCATCTATGTACAATCTGCCAATAGTAAGAAAACGAATATTCAGACCTGCATTTCCAACAGGCAGACAATAGATTTCTACTCCATTAGTAAGCTTAATCTTGCTCTGGGTTGGTCTATCCTTACCTTTCTTAATAAATCCTGGATACTTCTCTTGTAAGTAATTGAGGGTCTTATTGAATAGGGCGTATGCTTGTTTCTCGAGAGGTGCAACCATAACAACAGGCTTAGCGTGAGGATTATGTACTGCCCACTCGCCTGCGTCTATTGAGCAACACTCGGTTTTACCTACTTGTCTGCCTGTACATAGGATCTTATCACCAGGAGTTTGAAGAAATTCTTGTTGCCAAGGATCTAAGTTTATGATATTATAACCCCCTCGCCCTCAAGAAGTCGCTTTGTGCGTTCTGTGGCTAAGAGGAAAAATGGTGTACGAAACCTCTGTAACCACAAAAAGAAAGCTAGGGGGTTATTATGAGCCGATATCTTACGGCTGAACTTGTGATGGAGTACGCAGAGTGATATCCCATTGTCTACTTCATATTTGTACTCTTTTACTTCACGAGGGATTATGTGGTGAGCGTTAGGTGCATAGGTAGAACCGCAGATTACACAAGACCACTGGTCTCTTTCCTTAACCGCATTAGCCCAAGCTATGTCTTTTTCTCTGATCTCGCGCTTCTCAGCTGATTTGGTTTGCAGTATTACCATCTTCTTTTTTTATATTTTTTAAAAGTTTTTCTCTTTCTAACTTCCATTTTTCTATAAACTCTCTAGCTTTATCTTTTTCGTCGTTATGAATTAAATACATATATCCTGCAATTTGAGATCCATTTGGCTCAAAACCTAGCTCTTTCGGTAGATTTTTTAAAAGTTTTTCATCTTCAATAATTTTTAATTCTAATGCTTCTAATCCTCTTTCTGCTTCTTCTTGTTTTTCTTTTTCTGTTTCAATTAAAATCATTTCTTTTTCTTTTTCTTCAACTACTATTTTATTTGCTTTATCTTGTTCTTTCTCATATTGGATTTTTAATAGTTCCATTTTTGCTTTTGCTCTTTCTAAAGAACTTTCAGAATATTCAGAAGTTCCGAAATAGGTTTTTAATAAATCATTTAATAATCCACTCTTGTTCTCGACGTTATTTAATTTTTCAGAAACTTCTGGATCTAAAGTAAATGAATGTAATATTTTAGCCATAATATATATAATTAAACCTACTATTTAAATGTATCTATCTATCTATATATAATATATAATATATAGTAGTAGTAGTAGTAGTAGTAGTAGTAGAAGTTCCATCGGAAACGTAGGTGTTCCCTCTATTATTTTTCAATTCCCTCGTCTCCAGTGGAAATGAAGGTATCATTTATTATATTTTTAGAAAGAGTTCATATGAGAGGGGGCGGTTAGGTCCACG